GTGCCCGACCAGCCCGTCCTCGAATTTCTCTCCGAGGACACGCTGCGCGTCCGCATGAGCACGGTCCTCGGGCTCGTCGCGATCACGTGCAGCGACATCGTCAAGACGAACCGCTCGCTCGACGCCCAGGTGTCGGTACAGGTGCTCGGCCCGCCCGAGCGCGACCCCGTCTCCGACCGCTGCGACCTGCAATCGCTGTGGAAGACCGCGAACCTGTGCAAGACGCTCGATCAGTTGTACGAGATCAAGGGCGGCGGCTGGACGGAGATCCTCCTGAAGGCGTTCGGGATGATCCGCGAGGGCTTTCTCAACCACGACCCGAGCGTGGACGTGTCAGCGATCGAGGCCGCCGAGGGCGAGCAGGATCACGTCTCGGAACTGCTGTCGTTCAACGAGGCGAACGTCATCTTCGGAGACGGCAGCGCCGGCAAGACGGTGCTGTGCCAGAACATCATGACCTGTTGCGCCGCGGGGGAGTCGTTCCTGGGGTTCGACACCCTGCCCGGCCCGTGGCTGTTCGTCGACTACGAGGCGACGCCGGCCAACTTCAAGCGGCGCATACGGCGCATCGTGAAGGCGTTCGGGATGGAGGACATCCCGCCAGGGCTCATCCATTACTGGGCAGCTCGCGGCACGCCGATCCCCGACCTGATACCGGCGCTACAGAAGAAGGTCAGGGAGAAAGGCATCGTCGGGATCGTGGTCGACTCGGCGGTCGCCGCGTGTGGGGGCGATCCCGTCGCGCCCGACGTGGTCATCCGCTACTTCAACAGCCTCGCGAAGATCGGCATCACGTCGATCACGATCGCGCACATTACCAAGGGCGGCGACACCGAGAAGCCCTTCGGTAGCGGGTTCTGGCATCACATGCCGCGGCGCACGTGGTATGTCGAGCGCGTCCAACACGAGGGCTCGGACGTGATCGACCTGGCCCTGTTCAACCGCAAGGTGAACGACGGGCCGAAGCACGCGCCGATTGGCGTGACGATGTTCTTCGATGGCCGCGACGGAGAGATCCGTGTGCAGCGGTCGGACCTGCGCGACGTGCCCGAGTTTGACGCGAAGCGACCGCTCGTCGACCGGCTGCGTGAGGCACTCGCGAGCGGGGCGCATCCGATCCACACGCTGGCCGAGAAGACGGGGGCAGACACGGAGGCGATCCGCAAGTGCCTCCAGCGGTACGAGGGGAAGCACTTCGTGAGGATCAACGACAGCCGCGGCGGGCCTGGGAACAAGACCTACTGGGGTCTTCGTGAAGAGGATTCGGAGGAGACGAATCGTGTCGCCGGTATCCCCTTCTGAGGTTCTAACCCGGACAACCCGGAAGCCTTCCGGGTTATGCGTCCGGGTTAGGTTTGGGGGGTTCATTCCCCCAACCCGGACAGGCTCTTTTTACTTAAGGGATTTCCGGGTTATTTCGCGGATTGTCCGGACGGAAGGGCAGGACGAGGAGACCTCGAATTCTGTTCTCTTCACGGGTTCTAACCCGGACACCGCGAGGGCCGCGGCATGAAGCGACCACTCTCGGTCGTCGGTCGCGATCAGGATGCACTCACCGCTCTGCTCGCGCTGCATGCGCCGCCTGACCCACGCATCCTCGACGTCACGCACAACCGAGGTCGGATGTGGAAGGGGTTGCCCTACCGACCGCACCGCAGCGACCGTGACCCGGAACTACACGAGCAGGGGTTCACGGATACCGTCGCGGACTTTCGCGAACTGCCGTTTCCGCAAGGCTCGTTCGATGTGGTCGTGTTTGATCCGCCGCATCAGTCTGACGGTGGCGACAACGCGCTCGGCGGCGATTGGGGAGAACGATACGGAACGGCTGGATATGAGTGCGATCCGTCCGACACCTTTGATGCGTTTTTGACAGAGGCGGCGCGAGTGCTTGTCCCGAGGTCGGGGATGGTACTCGCGAAGATTGCCGATCAAGTTCATACGGTCTATCGCTGGCAGCACATTGATCTTGTGGTTGCAGCGAGGGCAGCAGGGTTTACTCCGTGCGACCTGATCCTTCGCGTGGCGCTCTCGCGGGGGCAGTTGATTGATCCTCGCTGGAAGCGGATTGGTCACGTTCGTCAGGTGCACACGTACTGGCTGGCGCTGCGGAATGGATCTCAGTGCTACGCGGCGACAGCCCCCTTGGTGTCGCGGTCGCTCACCGGGACGATGTTCGAGGAGGTCGCATGACGCTGGCTACCGAGCGGTTGCCGTATCGGATCGTGTGCCAGGTGTGCGACGAGTGGGACGCGGAGATTCTCACCGTGCTCGAAGCCGCGGCCATCAACCGTGTCCTGACGGGCGACCCGAAGAAGACCGGCGTGAAGAACCGATGCAGTCGCTACAACACGGGCATTGGGCAAGGCGCCCTGTACCGCTGCGGCGGGCGACTGCGGGTGGAGCCGTGAGAGTCCTCGCGCTCGACCTGGCGATCGGCACAACCGGCTGGGCCGTCCTCGAACCCGGCCCCGCCCTTATCGCCTACGGCCTCTTCAAACTCCCGGTACGGCGCACGACGAAAGAGTCCCGTACCGCGTGGAACACCCGTCGCTTCGAGGCGATGCACGAGCACATCGTCGCCCTGCGTCGCAACCATCAGCCCACCCTGACCGCGTACGAGTACCCCGATAAGCCGCGGTCGGTCTGGGGCGGCGGATCGAAAGGTCGCGAGTTTCATGCGATGGCCGGGCTCGGCCTCGCGGAGGGATTTCTGACCGCGTTCCACGCCACCAACCACCTCGACCTGCGAGCTGTCAGCACGTCCGAGGCGAAGTACATCGCGACGGGGCTACGGGACGCCGCGAAGGACCGCGTACGGCTGGACATGGCGAGGATCTTCGATGGGGTGGAACTCATGACGGAAGACGAGGTGGATGCGCTCGCCGTCGGGCTGGCGGCGCTCCACGACCCGACCGGGGAGAAGTGGCAAGTGATGGACAGCCTAGTGAAGAAGACGCCGCGAGCAACCCGCTTCGGTGTCCAGCGCGTGATGCGTCGAGGACGAGGACGGAGGGCAGCATGACAGTTCAACTGATGAGTGCGCCGGCTCGGCGCGTCAACAACGTGTGGCTCTGCGGCGACTGCGGGAGCCCCTGCAATGCTGAGCGGCTGTTCCGCCAGGACAGCCCTTGTGACGCGCTGGACTGCACGAAGTGTGGCCGGTCGGATGTGGTCGATCACGTTGAGGAGAAGGCGGCATGACGACACCAGGCCAGGACGCCGCGAACGAGGCCATCGAGCGTGTCGAGCAGCATGCCGACCCGAACTGGATGGCGTATGCGCGCACGACGTTGTCTGCTCTCGTCGATATCCGCGAGCGGTTCACGTCGGACGACGTATGGGATCTGCTCGAACGCAGTTACCCCGAGGTGCGGACGCACGAACGCCGGGCGATGGGAGCGGTGATGCGCTACGGCATACGGATGGGGTGGTGTGAGCGTACCGGGGAATGGCAAGAGTCGAACCGCACGGTCTGCCATGGGCGCCCCGTCGCGGTCTATCGGTCGCTCGTTATCCACCGTCAAGAGGCCGCATGAGGTGGCGTCTCGTTCTACACGGACTGGCGATCTGCCTGATCTTTGCGACAGCTAGTGTGTCGCGCGCCGAGTCCATTCCCGAGCAGACGATCACCGCAGCGACGGAAGCCGGCCTCGACCCCGTCGATGTGCAGGGCGCCGCGAACTCAGTCGGTGCCGATGCCTGGACCTACCTGTACGGTACGGGGGAACTCCAGCGACCCGAGCCCATCATCGGTCCGTCGCTCGCCATTCATCGCGTGCGTCTCACCCACTACAACGAGGCTGGCGTCACCTACGGCGGGGGACGCACCTATCCCGGCTCAACCGCGTGCAGTTGGAACTTCCGGCTCGGACAACGCTTCCGCTTCCCGAACGGTGAGGTGTTCACGTGCAATGACCGCGGCATGCTCGGCTCGTCAGGATGGCTCGATCTGTGGCGTAGACCCGACCTCGCGCGAGCATACGGTCCCTACGTCACGGTCGAGGTGCTACCAGGGTGATGGCTGAACTGCCGGCGCAGCATGAGGCCCTGCGTCAGGCTATGGCCGCTCTCACCACGGAAAAGACCATCAGCGTCTTCCAGGCCGCGGACGGCGTTATGAGCGTCCTTGCCCGCATCTGGGGCGTACGACCCGCCAAAGGCTGCGAGGTCTGTTTCTACTCACCTGACGTTGTGCGCTACCGCCTGCGTACGTGGGAAGAACTCCAGGCCGCGGCAGACGGCGTCTCAGCCTCGGGAGGTCAGCGCGTCAACGGGGGCATGCGCGACCGCGACCAACTCATCGCCATCAAGGCCGATATCGAGATGGCAACCGATAAGGCGTTCACGAACGGGCGCTACCTGGCGTGGGATGCCGTACGCAGAATCTACCGGCGGCAGGGACGGTCTGCCTACTGGTACTCGCGTCGTCTCGAACTCACGCAGTGGATACAGGCAGGGCACACGGTTACCCCCAAGCCCGAACCGCCGCGGGCCGAGGCTGAGGGCTATTGCATCGAACTCATCAGCCAGGAGTTGGGCTGGCAACCACACGAATGCGAGGCAGCATGACCTACCGCTCACGTATCGTCGGCCACGGCTACGAAGACCCCGAGCAACTCTTAGCCAACCCGGCGAATTGGCGCATCCATCCCAAGCCGCAGGAGGATGCGCTCGCAGGCGTCCTGGCCGAGATCGGATGGGTCGATACCGTCCTCGTCAATCGCACCACTGGCTTCGTCGTCGACGGTCATCTGCGCGTAGCCCATGCCATCAGCCACCATGAGCAGTCGGTCCCCGTCACCTACCTCGACCTGACCGAGGAAGAGGAAGCCGTTGTGCTCGCCTCGTTCGATCCCATCACCGCGATGGCTGCAACCGATCAGGCGAAACTCGACGAACTCATCAGCGGTATCAGTGCCGAGGACTCGCGACTGGACGCTCTACTCGCTTCGCTGAAGACGCCCGAGCCGAAGAATCTGAACGACGATACGGCGGACCTCACGCCTCCCGCTGAACCGATCACGCAACCGGGCGACCTGTGGATCTTGGGCGATCACCGGCTGCTGTGCGGTGACTCGACGAAGGCTGAGGATGTGGCGCGGTTGATGGATGGTGAGCGGGCCACGCTCCTAATGACTGATCCGCCGTACGGTGTGGACTACGCCGAGATCGTAGACTCTCGCGAGAACCAGAAGCGTGGCGGATGGCGCGACATCAGGAACGATACGCAGTCGGCACCTAACCTGGGGGTCATCCTCAACGACGCATTCGCGCTCGCAGCTAATGTAGCGATGGCTGATGACGCGGCGTGGTTCTGTTGGCACCCGCCGGGTGCCAACAGAGGATTGTTTCGCGAAGCATTCGAGCAGGCTGGCGTGCATGTGCACAAAGAGATCGTCTGGGTGAAACCGCACTTCGTGTTTGGTCGGTGGGAGTACCACTGGCAGCACGAGCCGTGTATGTACGGCTGGCGCGAGGGGCATCACCCTGAGTTCCGAGGCGACCGCTCTGAATCGACCGTGTGGATGGTTGAACATGAGGGCGGGATCAAGACGCGGAACGGCCCAGCGATGGCATCGCTGGGCCTGGGGGAGCATCCCACGCAGAAGCCACCCGAACTATGGGCGCGGGCGATGCGGAACCATACGCGCGCAGGCGAGGGCGTATACGACGCATTCGCGGGCAGCGGCCCGGCAGTGACAGCCGCCGAACAACTCAGCCGACGCTGCTATGCGATGGAGATCGACCCCGGCTACTGCGACGTCGTGATCCGCCGGTGGGAGGCACTGACCGGACATAAGGCAACGCTTGCACAACCATCTTTCGTAGCGTAGAGTCAGAGCGCGCGGTATCCCTGCGCCTTGCGCCGCTCCAGACCGGGGCGGCGTTTTCTATTGCCTTTGACGGGAATGACGGTTGAAGAGACGATCCTACAAACGGCTGACCCAAGTAGAGATCGAGAAGGCGTTGCGCGAGTGCCGCGGGATGGTCTACGTCGCGGCCGAGCGTATCGGTTGTTCCCCGAACAACATCAAGGCCCGCATCGAGAAGTCGCCCGCGCTCCAAGAGGTGCTCGCCCAATCCAAGGGCTACCTCGTCGATACCGCCGAACTCAAACTCGCCCAGGCGGTACAGGCCGGCGACCTTGGCGCGATCAAGTTCTATCTCCAGACCCAGGCCCGCGACCGCGGCTACGTCTCGCGTACGGAAGTGACGGGCCTCGACGGCGGCCCCATCCAATCCGAGGTAACGAATGCCGACGACGCTCGCAGTAGACTCGCTGGCCGGCTCGATGAGCTTGCTGCCCGTCGAACAGCGAAGACAACTGCTGAGCGAGCTGTCTGAGGAAGACTGCCAGTCTCTTCTCTACGATTGGCACTTCTACGCACGGCACGATCAGATAGCCCCACCCGGCGAATGGCGCACCTGGCTCGTCCTGGCCGGTAGAGGCTGGGGGAAAACCCGAGTCGGCGCCGAGTGGGTGCGCGAGAGCGTCAAGCACTTTGGCCTCGTCAACGTGATCGCCCCGACCTCGGACGACGCGCGCGACGTCATGATCGAGGGCGAGTCAGGCATCCTGGCGATCTGCCCGGACGACGAGCGGCCCGAGTATCTTCCGTCCAAACGGCGGCTCGAATGGCCGAACGGGGCGCGCACCCTGATCTTCACCGCAGACGAGCCCGACCGGCTCCGGGGCAAGCAGCACGAACGCATCTGGGCTGATGAGTTGGCAGCGTGGCGCCATCCCGAGGCGTGGGATCAGGCGATGATGGGCCTGCGGTTGGGATCGGACCCGCGAGCCGTTGCGACGACGACGCCGCGGCCCGTGAAGAGCATCCTCGACCTGATGGCCGAGGGCTCGACGATCACGACCCGCGGCAACACGTACGACAACGCCGAGAACCTCGCGCCCGCCTTCCTCGACAAGATCATCAAGAAGTACGAAGGCACCCGCATGGGGCGCCAGGAACTTCTGGCCGAGATTCTGACCGACGTGCCGGGCGCCTTGTGGACCCGCACCTTGCTCGATAAGACGCGCGTGAAGACGCATCCTGACCTGGCAAGAGTTGTCGTTGCGATCGACCCGTCAGGCGGCGACGAGGACGGGAACGACGCGCAAGGCATCGTGGTTGCTGGGCGAGGCGTTGACGGTCAGGCGTATGTGCTCGACGACGTGTCCTGCAAACTCAGCCCCGATGGCTGGGGTAAACGGGCGGTGAACGCGTACCGTGCGAGGATGGCGGATCGGATCGTAGCCGAGGGCAACTTCGGCGGCGCGATGGTTGAGCATGTCGTACGCACAGTCGATCCTACGGTGTCGTACAAGCAGATCCACGCGAGCCGCGGGAAGAAGACTCGGGCCGAGCCGGTCGCAGCGTTGTACGAGCAGGGCAGGGTCCATCATGTCGGCGCGTTCTCTGAACTAGAGGATGAACTCTGCCAGTGGACGCCGGATACGTACGATGGCAGCCCTGACAGGCTCGATGCGCTGGTGTGGGCGATTACCGACCTGATGCTCGCCGGCGCCCAGGTGATGGTCTACTGACGTAGAATCGGCGTATGCAGGTTCAGCGGGCAAATGGCATCGTTCGTACCGTCTACGAGGTGGGCGACGAGCGGCCCGTGTACCACGTACGGAAGCGTAAGCATGACTGCATAGCGAAAGTCGGCACAGCGGTCAGCCTGGCAGATGCGGCGAAGTTTCGAGGCAAGACCTGCCCGGCCTGCCACAAGCGGATCTACTGGTTCTCGTTGCCGATCACCGAGTCGGTGCTAGCGAACCATCGGGGATAGCGTGATCGTCCATCCGCACGCCGAGGACGAAGCCACGTAGTACTCGCCCGGCGGCACGTTGTAGATCTGCGTTTCCCCGATCTGAAGCCCGCCGCTCTGCACCTGCGCCGTCCCGAGCGAGGACGTGATAAAGCGTTCGTTGGGCGTGACGGGCCGTAGGGACGCCACGTAGAAGCAGACGCCGTTCGTGAGCGACCGAGCCTGCCACCGAGCTGTGTAGTGCCCGCCTTGGAGCGTGAAGGGGCGCGAGTTGCCTTCTCGCCCTTCGATGGTGACTGGCGGCTCGGGTGTAGCGGTCGGGACCGGCGCGGCTGGGGCAATAGGGACCGAGCAGGCCAGAACAAGGGGCAGGGCGAACAGGAGCAGGCGCATTGCCTAAGAGTAAGACGCCGCAGTTCCTGTACACGCCGGCAGAACTCGACGAGCCATGCACGTACTGCGAGGCTGAGCCGGGGAAGTGGTGTGAACGCAAATATGCGGCCCCCTTGCGAGAGCCGCATATGGTGCGAAGGCGGGATGCCCAGGAGCGGCTAGTCGCTCTCCTCGATGATCTGACGTAGGGCTTGGGATCGGTTGAGGCCGGTGCGCTGCATGCGGGCCTGAAGTTTCGCCTTGTGGCTGTCGTACAGACGGAACGTTTCGTCTGAGCCGCCCGATTCCTTGGGCTTCGGGCCGGAGTTGGGGCGGGCGCCGCCGTGCTTCTTGGGGGCGGGTGCCGACATCAGATCGTGGTGTGGCCGCATTCGAGGTCGTAGGTTTCGGTTGGGTCGGCGCGATTGACGGTGCGACCGACGCGAACGACTCGGCGGCGGGGGGTCTTGGCTTCGAGGTCGGTAAGGGTGATGGGGCGGTTGTTTTGGAAACCGAGGGCTTGGCGACCACAGTCGTAGCAAGCGAGCGAGAGGGCTTCGAGGCGATCCATGCTGTTCTGCATGAATCCACAATAGCCGTTCGTCGCTTGATTGTCAACTAGTCTTTCAAAGATTGGGCGAAGATGCCGGCGAGGGGGTGAGGCCGCGAATGAGCAGCCGACCGCTGGCCTGCCCGACAGCGCACCCGACCACAAGCGAATACCAAGGCGTTCTGTGACTCGCGGACTATGCGCGCGTAAATGGTCAAACGGGCGGGCCGGCTGAGGTGGCGAATGCGAGCGTGTGATCACGATCTGATCGTCGAGTGCTGCTCCCGCTGTTGTCGCCATTGCTGGCTCGCTGATCAGCTCGATGCGCGATTGGAAGAAGACCGGGCGCATCCGTTCTATGGCCGCGGCTGGCCCACGTATCACCGCATGACGGAGAAGCCCGCCCGTGCCCGAATCGCTACCACCCATCCCACCGGACGGTAGTCAACTCGACTACCTCGTCCGAGCCGTTACCTGGCTCACCGTCGAATCAATCTCACACACGGAAAAGTTGGAGGCCATCATGGCTCAGAACGACGATTTCTCTGCCGCCCTGTCCCGTGCTGAAGGCGCCACGACGACCGCTCTGTCAGGCATTGCTCGCCAGATCCAGCAGTTGGCCGATGAACTGGCGACTGACCGCGCTCCAACGCAGGCGCAGATTGACCGGCTGAACGCGGTCGCTGCCTCACTGGAGGACGCATCGGTTCGCCTGGCAGCCGACGATCCGACCGCGCCGACTCCCTAACTAACGCTCGATGGCGAATCCGCTGGCTCGTGCCTGGGACTATCTGCGCGGTAACGACCTCGCTGTAGCCGCACGCCCAGCGGCAGAGACAAAGTTCTCGCCCTCGGACCCCTCCCAGAACTGGCAATACGTCAATCATCTCGTCTACACGGCGAACACCCAGCCGTTCGAGGGCTCGGGCACCGGGGATGCCAACAGCGCCGTCTTCGCGTGCCTGATGGTGTTGTGTTACGCCGGCATCGAGCCGCCCCTGCGCGTGTTCCGCGACCGCAAGGGCAAACGCGACGAGATGCCCGACAACCCGCTACAGGATCTGCTCGACGATCCCAACCCGGATCTCGACATGCTCGAAATCCGCTGGTGGCTGAACTACGCGCGGCACATCGACGGGAACGCCTATCTCGTCAAGGCGCGCAACGGGAACGAGATCACGGGCGAGGTTGCCCAACTCTGGCCGGTCAGTCCTTCGCGTATGTCCCCCTGGACAGAACGCGATAGCCCGAACTTCATCGACTACTACCGCTACCAGCGGGCAGACGGCGACTACGAGAAGATCCCGAAAGAGAACGTCGTCCACTTCAAGCTCGGCGTGGATGAGCGTGATCACCGCAAAGGGCTCGCCCCGCTCAAGCGGCTCGTGCGCGAGATCGCATCAGACGCCGAGGCGACCCGCTTCGCAGACGCGCTCCTGACGAACTTCGGCGTACCGGGTCTGGTGCTGTCCACGCCTGAGGCGGTCGAGCCGACACCCGAGAACATCGAACTGATGAAGCAGCGCACACGCGCAGCCTTCTACGGTGCGAACCGCGGGAATGTCGCAGTCGTGACGGGCGGCGCCACGATGGCCCAGTTCGGCTTCTCGCCCGAGCAGATGAACCTCAAGGTTCTCCATGACTTCCCCGAGACAAGGATCGCGGCAGTGTTGGGCGTCCCCGCGAGCATGGCTGGCCTGGGCGTGGGACTAGAGCAAACCTCGAACTTCGCCTCAGCTCGCCAGATGAGCGAGAACTTCACCGAGACGAAACTCAAGCCGTTGTGGCGCATGGACGAGGCGAAATGGAACAAACAACTCAAGCCTGAGTTCACGGACGATAAGACGATCGTCATCGCCCACGACCTGACCGAGGTCGCCGCGCTTCAGGAGGACATGGACGCGAAGTACAA